TTTTTGTTTGGTTTTGTCGGGAGACGGAACCGAACTGCACTACTTGTCATATTCATTAAAGAACAGTAAAACACAAGTTGCAGTATCACAAACGGAAAAGAAGCACAAACAGAAACGCAAAACTGAGAGACCTAATACTGTGGTTACATTACAGGGGAGGAAGCTTCAAACCAAATTAATATGTTTATAGGGGTGCGGGTTGTTCCAAATTTCACCAGCAAGAAAAGACTTAGGGAAGGTGCCGAGCACGGGCCAATCTGAACCATCCTTACGACAAATTTGAGCATGATGTTCAGTCAGCTCAACAAGGTAGTCACCAGGGATCAAAGAAAGATCTCCAATGTCCACTAGTCGATGAGGGATGGAAGGTTGACCAACCCATGCCAGACGGGGAAAGCGGGCCTTGATCCAGAGCAAGAAGGCAGAGTGAACATTACCAAAGTCGCTCGCAGGTAGATCAGGAAAGAGAAGGTCGTCTTTTGGTTCAGGAGAAACGGAGTGCAGCCGCTGGGAAGTGGGAGCTGGAGGAGGTGAGGTTGGAGTTCTGGCCACCGGTGGGGTGCTAGGACGGTCCTGTTCAACAGGATCATCGCCAGGAGAAGAGTCAGAGGAAAAGATAGAAGGGGATCGTCGACGATCCTGAAAGGTGGAGGCATGCGGAGGATGAGGCATGCTTGGACTAGAAGGGGGGGTTGGCCCAGATGGTGATGGAGGGCCGGGAGGCTGATTCGTCCCTGTCTCGCTCCCAGAGAGAGAGGCTGGATCCTAAGCTTTGACTGGACACACGCCGTGGAGATGAAGATCAAAAGAAATGATGATCTTAACCTTAGCGGGGCCTTGGAGGAGGAGCACCGGGGGTTCACCAAGTAATACCTTCGGCTTCAGCTGCTTGGCAATGTACACATTAAAGGGCACATTGGCAGTCGGATGGTAAGAATTGGTGGCAACAACAGGGCAAGGTCCAAAAGATGTCATGGTCGGAGAAGTCCAGGAATCAGGTACAAGGGTGGCGTAGCAAGTGCCAGCGCACCAGATGGAAATATTGTCGATGCCGACGAGTGTACGAGTCTCGGCATACTTTTTGATTAGAGTCTCATCGAGGAACTTGATGACCTTGATGACGTCCGGGGCGATTTCTACTGTAGGGGAGAGACGGATGGTTTCGGCGTTGATGGCACCGAGAGGGCCCATTACTTGTTGTCCGTCAGCCATTGCTAGATAGAGGTTAGTGGTTAGTAGTTCAAAAGAGAGAGAGGTGCAAAAATATTGAAAATACTTGAGAATACTTAATCAAGGCTTGTAGGAGTCAGCCCATGAAAGCCGACGAGAAAAACTGTTTCATTAACCGGGATGGTAAAAGCAGGAGAGGGACATGCGAGTAGGCGGCGATGTTGATGGTCTTGAGATGAGGCACCAGAGCGGAGTGGCGGAAGCAAAAGTCAATGGTCCATTGTTGAGCCTCCTGAGCAAGTGGCGGAAGGTACTGGTAAAGAGCATCACCACAGTCATACGCAAATTGAGCTTCCAGAAAATAGTTGTCCAACACTTGGTAGAGGTCGCCACGAGCTTGGCGGTAAACGATCTTCAAAGCCAGAAGGATTGGATGGCGTACAACTCCACAAGGGTACATAAGCCATCCACAAAATTCCGGGATGTCTGAATAGAAGGTCTTGCCAACAAGCGAAAAATGGTGACTCAAGCGCTGCCAAGAAGGGTGATCCGTAAGTGGCCCAAAGAACAAAGAATCGTCGCCAGAGAAAGCACAAGCAAGAGTCCGAGGAATATGGTACCGAGTTTCCATATAAGCCATGTTCCAGAAAGTGTTGAAATCATAGGTCCCGAATTCGCCTGTGAATCTCATGATGGCCGA